ATTCATCCATATATTATAGAGTTCAAGTGCTTCTTTTTTTGTGGGGATTATTCGTGTTTCAAGATTTTTTGCGCGATCTATGAAGGTTATCTGGAATGCGCCATCTGGTTCAAATGTTTTTACAGGGACGAGTTCACATAGTCTGTGATTGCTGGCCATGATTATCTTCTATCCACCGCATCGCACCATGAAAGTCATTGAATACTTTTGTTGAATGAAACTTAATCCAGGGGGATAGATATTGGTCTTTTTCTATAACTGTAATGATACTAATAAGTTTTCTATAAGATTTTCTTATCTCATTTCGTGTATGGGCCCACATAACTTCCATGGCTGTGCCGCTACTGGGTTTGGATGGATAAACGAGAAGAACATCACAGTCTGATATATCATTTTTTTCAAGTTCTATGATTTCATTGATAGTCCTTTTGCCGCGAAAGTATTCAGCCTCATAGGACATAGGATCAAGATAATGATAATGCGGATAAACCTGTTTGACCACATGACGCCATATAGTCTGCTCCTGAATAGAACAGTTATCGATGGGGCCAGCCAGATAAATCTTTATTCTTTCCATATTTTACCATCATAAAGTTGGAGCGGGGAGCCGGCTTTGCTCCGACCTCTCTGGTTTGGAAAACCAGGGCACATCTTCCTATACCATCCCCGCAAATCATTAAAACTGTGTTTTAGCCTTCTTCTTACGGCCTCTCTTGGGCTTAGGCTTCTCTTCAGGCTTCTTTTCAACTACAACAGCCGGCTCAACTGTTTTTGCCGTCACCGCATCATCGCTAAAAAGCCATTTAATTTTTTCCCAAATTGCGTTAAACATTTTTTATTTCCTTATCTTAAAGACTGGATTATACTTACCATATCATATTTAGGTGTGAATGTCAACTCTTTTCGCATTTTTGTTGTATCGGCCACCAGATAAGGAACATCACCAGGCCTGCGTGGTTTGATATTTACTGCTATTTTCTTATCAAGGATACGCTCAACTTCATGAATAACCTCTAATACGGTAGGGGCTCGACCTGTTCCTACATTACAAACTATTCCTTTTTTATGCTTTTCCATATATTTGTAAGCCTTGATATGAGCCTGGCAAACATCAATCACATGAATATAATCTCTAATACAAGTTCCGTCTGGTGTATTATAATCATCCCCATATAAATCTATTGTATCGTTTCTGGCCAGTAGAGGAATAAGATGGGTTTCAGGTTCATGTTCTTCATATAGATTGGCCTCGACATTTCTTCCAGCAGCATTGAAATATCGGAGAATGCCAGCACGGAGGAGATTGTTTTCTTCCGCAGCCATCAGCACATCTTCTATAACTGATTTTGTCTTGGCATATACACTAACAGGATTCTTGGGGTGTGTTTCGTTGAGAGGTATATATTCAGGCTCACCATAGACCGCACAGGTGCTGGAGAAGATAAAGTTGTCAACGCTATGGGTATTGGCCAGTTCAATCATATTCAGGGAACTTTGTAGATTGTTTCTATAATAGGTATACTTGAACTGTTCACCCTGAGGAACGGAAGCAAGGGCCGCAAAGTGAAAGATACAATCTATGTTATAATATGAATAATCAGGAACATCTCTTGATAGATTGATTTGTGTAAACTCGTTATAGAGATGCCTGAGATGTGGCTTGGCCACCATATCGATGCCCAGAATAAGGCAGTTAGGATAATATTGGCGCAACTCATAGCACATATGCGAACCAATATAACCATTACATCCAGTGACGATGAATGTTTTAGAGTCCGTATTCTTTGAGTCGGGCCTTGGCATCTTTTACTATTTCACGCTTTCTTTCTAATGTGGCTTGCCACCATTCAGCAAGTTCAACAGCATCACGGCCGCAGCCCTTACATACATGGACTTCAGCCGACACATATTCACAAGTTCCCTTACAGGGAGTTGATGTTTCGTTTGTACCACTCATAGGTTGTTTGTAATCCTTCTTCAAGGGAAATCTTGGGGGACCATCCAAGATTTTTAATCTTATCGGTATTTAGGACCTTTCTGTATGTTCCGTCTGGCTTGTTTTTGTCCCATACAATATCACCCTTGAATCCTACGGTTTGAGCAATCATTTCAGCAAGGGCTCGGATAGTAATGTCATCTCCTGTTCCCACATTAATAATCTCTGGGCTATTATAGTTCATCATACAGAAATGGCAAGCCTCGGCCAAATCATCAACATAAAGAAACTCACGCAGGGGCGCGCCCGTACCCCAGCACTGGACAGATTGAATGTTATTGGTTTTGGCCTCATGAAATCTATTCAATAGACCTGAAAGAACATGTGATGAGGTTGGATTGAAATCATCATTTGGCCCATACAGATTGGTGGGCATCAGGGGAATAGCATTGAATCCATATTGCTCCGAATATGATTGGCACATTTTGATACCTGCTATCTTGGCCATAGCATATGCATCATTTGTTGGTTCTAACGGACCTTTCATAAACTCAGACTCAAATATAGGAGTTTTTGCTTCCTTTGGATAGATACATGATGAACCCAGAAATAGTAGTTTCTTGGCACCAGCACGATATGCGGCATCAATAACATTAGCCTGTATCATTAGATTTTCATAGATAAACTCGGCCTTATGGTCGCGGTTAGCCAGAATACCACCAACTTTGGCTGCGGCCAGAAATACATATTCAGGTGTATAGGCCTGAAAGAAAGAATCCACCTCGTTGCGATTTATAAGATTGAGTTGCTTTCTATCACGGGTGATTATGCTTTTATAACCCTTGGCTCTTAGATTTCGGGTGATGGCCGAGCCAACCAATCCATTATGACCCGCAACATATATCTTAGAGTCTAAGTTCATGTTCACACATCTCCTTGACAAGCCCTGTAAACTTGGTCTGTGGTTTCCAGCCCAGTTCTTTTTGAGCCTTGGTCGAATCGCCCAATAGAGTTTCAACTTCCGAAGGTCTATAATACTTTGGATCGACAATAACGATAGTCTTTCCTGTATATGTATCTACACCAATCTCCTCATATCCAGAATTATACCATTGAATGTTCATATTGAAATAAGGGGCACAGGCCTCGACAAACTCACGGACAGAATGTTGCTCACCCGTGGCAATAACATAATCTTGTGGTGTGCCACTTTGTTGTAGCATCAGCCACATAGCCTCAGCATAATCGCGGGCATGGCCCCAATCTCTCTTGGCATTTAGATTACCAAGGGCCAGGACATTCTGCTGGCCCTTTGATATACGATTGAGAGCCTTGACAATCTTTTGCGTCACGAATGTTTCGCCTCGTCGGGGGCTTTCATGGTTGAATAGAATACCTGTGCAGGCATATAGATTGTATGCTTCACGATAGTTTTTGATAATCCAATAACCATAAAGTTTGGCTACACCATATGGGCTTCTTGGATAAAAAGGCGTGGTTTCTGTCTGTGGTGTTTCCTGAACAAGCCCATAAAGTTCTGATGTTGAGGCCTGATAAATTCTGGCTGTATATAAATTGATTGATCTAATGATTTCAAGAATATTTAAAGTGCCTATACCATCAACCATAGCAGTATATTGTGGCATTTCAAATGAAACCTTAACATGGCTCTGTGCGGCCAGATTATAGATTTCATGAGGCATAATATCAACAATAACTTTTTGTAATCCCAAAGAATCTGTCATATCACCATAATGTAGGTGTAGTTTATCATAGATATGATCAATTCTGCCTGTATTGAAAGAAGAACTGCGGCGAATAATACCATGAACCTCATAGCCTTTATTCAGGAGAAGTTCAGCCAGATAACTACCGTCTTGGCCTGTAATACCAGTAATCAATGCTCTTTTCATTTTTCACCATTACATATTTTATTAACCACCGTAGCAAAGTCTGTACAGATACCAAAACACGAAAGAAGGAATGTATGTTGCAGGTTCATATACTGTTCAGGCATAACACATATACTATATGGCGTCAAGTCTTTTCCTGGATATGCCCATATAAATCGTTGGCTTGTTAGTGTTATATCATCTTCTTGATGCCAAAAGAAGTTGAGTGTATCCGATGGTGTTGTGTTTCGCAGAAATTGTTCCATGGCTGGTATATTTTTAGTATGAGTCCAGAACCTATTGTTTTTCAAATAATCAAACTCAATAGGATATTGTGGATCATCATGACCTAGATACCAGCCATCCTTATACCACACATCAATCTCAACATCAAAGCCCAGGTTCAGGGCCTTTTCAATAGTATCAGGCCTATTTTCAAGTTTCTTATCTGGCCCATTTACCAGACCTCTATGGGCGATTATTCTCATAGAGAGTCTATTGCCTTTCTCATCTTTCTGGCTCCATATTCAGACCCTTGTGGATCGGAGTGTATGAATCCGCCCACATTTGCCATCCAGTCAACACCAATCTTCTCTGTAATTGGAGCCACCAGGTCTGGATTCATGCCACATGATAGTGCTGGTACAACATTATTTCTTCTTAGGGTATATACATTCTTCATGATTGTGTCTTCATCATCATTTGAATATCCGCCCAACATACCAACATGTGCTGTATCAGCCCCACACAACCCGGCCAGTTGGCACAAAACATCCCAATCAATACTAAAATTATGCCCACTATATGTAATAACCTTATCACCGCTCTTCTGATAATGAATGAATAGAGGCATTCCCGAATTTCTAATAGCCCGATAAGATCCTAGACCAGACCATACATTAACATGAACGCCATGACCACCATTATTCAATACAATTCTGGCCTTATCTAAAATTCTATCTGGATCTGCATTGATACAGAAAGTATATACAATTTTCTTATCGCAGTTGTTTAGATAGTCAGAGATAAGTTCCACTCTTTTTTCTAGTGGGCATACTTTTGGATTTCCAAGAATTTCATCTTCTTTGATAAAATCCACACCGCCATCGACCAGTTGTTTGGTCATATCTAATAGTTGTTCGGGTGTTATTCCTGTTTTTGGTTTAATGATGCCACCAAATAAAGGCTTACCATATGAACCAGTCCAATCTCTAATTCCCTTGATACCAAAAAGAGGTCCCTTGAATTGATCAGGAGGAGGCAGTATATCCAATTCAAGCAGCCTACATGATGTAATATTATCAATGTCCATTTGCCCGCCCATCAAAAAGCAAAGCAACTGCGATACACCATCCCATTCCCAATCTATATTTTCATATGGGAATCCAATCCAAACCAACCCCTCAGATTTATCAAAGTCTTTGGTATATAAAATTTTAGCACAGTGGGCATTGATCATTTCTTTTGTTTCCCAAACGCTTCTTGCATTTGGATTTCCAATACTCTGACCAACAGCCAATTCTTTGGCGGCCTGATATAGATTGGTTTGGCTAGTCATATGATACTTGGCCCAAAAATACTTGGTCGTATCTTTCGTCTCAACAACAATGTCCATTATACACCTTTATGTCTTAGATATCTGATTAAATCTTCTGGAGTTCCGATAGGATGATGGCTTCTTATAGGGTAAACTTCAACTTTTGAATTTTGCTCTACATTTATATTATACACTGGGCAAATATAAAATTCATTATTAGTTCTTATATTTCTTTTGATCATTTCTTTGGCGGCACCGAAAAATGCACTTGCTTTTCTCCACATATAAACACCAACCGTAGCATTATTACTAATCACAACCTTTTCCGCCACCTCTTTAACATATCTATCAAGATCATCCAGTTTAGCATAACTGTGCTTTTTGTCAAGACTTTTAAATGTAAAAATAGTTCCATCACAATTAGATGTGTAAAAGTAATCATAAAATTCGGCTCTGTTCCATTCCATTATTTGGTCTGTGTTCGCTATCATCAAGGGAACATTAGGATCAATAGCGGTTTCAGCCAGAAGTGCTGTGCAGGCCGCACCCTCTGTCAGCCCAGGAACCTCTACAATTTGATATGAATTGGTCTTACAGAAAGATTTCTCTAAATCAGAACCAAATTGTTCAAGGTGGGCTTTCTGTACAAGAAAGACATAATCATTTTCATAGCCAAGATTTTCAATAACCCTTTCTATCATGGGTTTTCCCATTACATCAATCAAAGGCTTTGGTTTATCATAACCACACTCAGCAAATCTTTTACCGGCACCGGCCATAGGCAATAGTATCTTCATATCACACCTTCCAATAAATGAAAACAACTTTGATCTTTTACAGACACATCTTTTCTGATAAAAGAATTATCCATAGACCCAGCAGAACCTGGATAAAAAGGATGGTTCATATCATGATATTGTCTTTTATCATAAATGTTTTTTTCTGTCAAGTGTCTAATCAACATATGTTCACCAACCATATCTTCACCAGCATTATAATAATCGTCTAAGAAATCATAGACACTTGAATATATATCCATGTTTTGTGAAGAAGAAAAGGCGAACTGGTCTGTAATCATATTTCTTTCCATTAGATCGGAAGGAACATGTATCATGTCATTATTTAAACTTTTCAAATCAAACTTACGATTTACAGCATAGTCCATACGCAGGCGAAAAACCCAATCATATCTAAATTCATTTTCTATTTCATATAATCTTTTGATATTATTACAGATTTGTATTGATCGATAGAATGAAAAAACATTATATGCTTTATATCTTTCAGATGTTCCGCGAGGATATGTTTGTTTTAGTATCAGTTGATTATTTTTATCCACTCTATATTTTTTAGGTTTATATGTCTCTATGACCTTTTCATGTTCGTTTTTATCATTATCATACCAGGTATGAATGAAAACATCAGCATCATATTCTTTTATTAAATTTTCGTAATGAAACTTATACCCAATTTGCCAGAATCGGGGCAATCCAGAAAAGCATAGTGCTACTCTCATCGTGTAAATATCCAGTCTTCCTGAATAAGTTTATCATTTGGGTCTTGATTCCAATAATGCTTTTCAACCAGCACAGACGGCTTGAACCCTAATGTGCCCATGAACTCAACCACCGCATCTTTGAGTGGTGCCCCTTTGTTATATTCCATCAGGGAAGTTTCGATCTGAATATATTTGGCCTGGTCTATCGTCTTTGAGCCACCCTTGATTATATCTATTTCCGATCCCTGTGTGTCCATCTTGATATAATCGAACTGCTTATATTCACCAAATTTAGAGAATATAACATCATCTAATAGTTTGGTATTCACATTGACATATTCAGCATCATCATAATGCTTTGTGGTTTCTTTATAATAAGATGCTCCTGTGCAGACGGCATTATTCTTGTTGATATACATTCTTATGAACTTTTCAGAATCTGATAGGCAGGCGATATCATATGGTATATTTGTTCTTTGTAGAAAAGGTTCACAGAAAGGATTGGCCTCCAGCATATAAATCTGGATGTTAGGATTCTTTGATGTTATTGACTGTGAAAAATGCCCTACATTTGCTCCTATATCAAGCAAAGTCTTGACATTATTGGCCATCATAAAATGTATTACATCCATTTCAGCCACCCTTATAAACACAACTATGAAACCATGATAAAAACTTATTCATATCCATATATCTATTTGTATCACCATTAGCAAAGATAGGCTGCATATACATTTCAATATACTTATCGTCATTCTGGTCCAACTCTATAATCTTCTCAAAGAAAGCCCTATCATCCTGATAATCATGCCAGTTGATATAGGCCTTAGGATTGAAATCCAGATTTGATGTTGTTGATCCCCAATAGATTGGAATAGTTTTCATATAGAAAGCATGGAATAGTTTTTCTGTGCAATAACCAGGCCAAGAACTATTCTCAAAGCAAAGATTGAACTTATACTTTACCAGAATATCGTTTTTGTTTTTGGCCGCTTCTAGCCCTCTTGGTAGAATATAACCAACATTATTGAATAAAGGCCCATAAGAATCCACTTTTTTATATGATGACAGGCTATGGAACATATTGTTCCTTGCCTGGCTTCCGCCGTTACCTGATATGAACCCACAAAAACCAGTTTTATCCTTTAGATCATCTGGGCTTCTTTTTACGTCCTCTATTCTGGGCATACCAATTCGGTCGGTCATCATCCAATAGTCAATAATATAAAGAGGCAGTCTATAATGGTTGTGGGTATCATAATGATCAAATGTTATGGCATAGTTGCAAGAATAGTTCCATGCCCGGCGATTTTCACCTGTATAGAATATCTTTATTACATCAGGTCGATTGTCAAATTCTTTGTTTCTCTGACCAAAAGTTTCATCACAGAAGATAAGATAATCTGGATTGTTATCATCACGGATTATTTCATATCTCTGTGAAAGAATATCAATAAAAAATTCATCGAGCCTTTCAAAATAATCGACAAATCCTAGTTTGAGTATAGGTTTTGTCATCTCTTATACCAAAACCAGACTGTGTTGGTGGCAATATTGATTGGAGTTCCGATTCTATTCTTTCTTCGGGTAGTTGTAAGAGCGGCCTTGACCTTCATACTACTGTGTTCATTTCCACATACAATTCCATTTGGTCTTAAAAATCCATAATATTTTTCAAATAGATTCTCAAAATTACAATCAGAATCAAAAATCAAAAGGTCAATGCTATCTTTTGTCAGGTCTGCTGCTGAAACCATCTTGAACTTATCACCCAAGGTGGCTGTATTTTTCTTGAGGACAGCATCATATTCTGCGTTTGGTTCTACACCATAATAAGACTTGACACAATCACACCTATCATATAAATCAACGGCGTTTTCACCTTTTTTAATACCAACCTCAAGAATTTGAACTTCTGCCTTTTTCATCCTTTTGATATAAGGAGTCATTTCTTTAGATACCATTTTATCAGAAGGCCACATTTGCATTTGCTTGAGTGTTTCTATATCAAAAAAATCTGGATCACCAAACATTACATATCTCCATATAATTTTTCTATTTTATCTTTGAGGCCATTTACTCTATCATATTGATGTATGATTGTAAAGTCCAAATTATCAACATCGGGCTGATCATCTGTGTATTTCATCTGATATGAGATTAGTTCTGTAGGATTCTGCTGGCAGATTTTGCCAATATCACCGTGCCCAGACTTGACGGCCGCCAAAGATGTTCCTAGTTGAACAGCCCAGCGATCTTTATTTGCTGCTTTATGAATGACATCCTTATATGGCTCCTGCTGAATGAGGAAGTTGAAGACGGCCTGATCTACGATAGGAATAGGTCTATTGATGCTCATCTGGAATATCATCAGCAATAAGTCTTTCACATAATCAAACTCACCAGCAATCGTGCCTACATTATATATAATATTGCCCTTGAGTATATTGTGAAAGAATGGACCAAAGGCTTCTAATAGATTCTGATTACCCCATGGCTCATCTTCATATTTAAGGCCTTCAGATGAACAGACTAACATCTTATGCTTTAGATTAGCCCTGAGCCAGTCGGATGGATTCTTACCAAATACCACATCACGGGTATCTGTGGTGATTACATAACGATATTCATTCTTATTTAATTGATTAAGAGTATTCCAAATATAAAAGAAACGCTCAACATGAGGAGCGCCTTTGCTATCAGCCTTGAAACTGCCGTCTTCCTGTCTTTTGCCATATAGAGATACTTTAACTCCTCTTTCTGAAAGTTTGTCTATGGTTTCTTTTGTGATATTTGTGGCAATAAGAATAACATCACCTGTAAATCCAGACTTTGCTATAGAATTGACCCAGTATTTAAGATGATCCCATGAATAGTTGGATGCTCCACCTATGATAATGTCTTTTGCCAAGGGTATTCTCCATAATGTTTAAGGACGGTGGCATTACCGTCTTTGAAGAAGTTTATATTACCATACTTCTTTTCAATATTATCATCAAGTCTATAGCACATGGTATGCTGGCCACTTGTGCCATAATTATCATGCTTCATCAGTTTTGATATGATATGATAGAACCTGCGATCACCACCCCAACCAGAGTGCCAATGCTGGCAAACCTGGATAAGGAACTCTCGCTTGAATAGATATGATGATGTATCTACAAGATATTCTTTTTGTTCTTTATCGAGGGACCAGAAAATGGGCCAACGACCAAGGCTTTCACAGCAGTCTTTTTCTACAAACTCACCCGTCTTTTGATGAATGTTGCGTAGAGAATATATCCAATCATAGTTTTTTGATTCAAGGGTCTTTACCAGAGATTCAATATGATTTGGCTCATACCAGTTATCCTCATCAAGGAACGCAACATAATCTGAATTGATTAGATGTGGATAACCAGCATAAACTCGATGGCCATAGAAATCACCCCCAGTTTTGCCAGTATTTTCTGGAGATACGGTCGTTTGTAGGTTGATATAATATTCTGATATATTCAGTAGATTGACTTTATCAACAAACTGTGGGCCATCAATAACGACAAGGTGCTTAGTGTATGCATATGTCTGCTTATTAACACTATCAATGGCTTTGAGTAGATATTCTTGACCGATAGTTGGTGTTATTACTGTGACGGTCTTGGGTTTACTCGATTCATCAACAAAGTTATATTGCATCACTTCACCGTAGCGCAGAGAACATCACCAGGAACATGACCTTCAAGGAAGTTTATGTTATAATCAGGATTAATTTCCTTGATAATATTCAGGGCATCTTGTTCACTAACATATGACCATTCTGCTGAACCAAACAATCTCCTATCATCAATAAAGATTGTGTGGGTCTTAGTGTTATGAGCCTTGATAATATTAAGTTCATCAACAACGGGAGAACCACCAGAGCGGCCTCCTCTCAAATCACCCGAGGCATGAGCATCAAGCCAGAATGTGGCTGGCTCATCAATTCTCTTGAGTATTTCTTTGAGGCAGTCAATGGAATCACCATACCAAATCTTGACACGATCTTCATCCTTGAACATTTCAAAGGCTTTATCATATAGTTCGGTGTCAAGTTCAATCGAATGGATAAACTCAAAACCGGCACTTAAGGCCAACTTAACGGTGTCGCCCTTATAAGTGCCGGTTTCAATAAAGACTTTGCCATTACCGAATTTTGAAAGATAGTCAAGATTTAGGTGTGATGCAGGCTTTGATTCATCAATAATATTCAACTTAAACATAATGTATCTCCATTATATAAAACTACACCACTATATAGCAAACTTTTAAAATGATCTGGTAGCAGCCACTCTATGAATATCACCACGAGATAGTCCCATGTCTCTGAGTTCAATATCGGTCATCTTGTTTAGTTCTCTCATAGAACGATTATAGGACTTCCAGGAAATGAAAATATCGATTAGTGCCTTGAAAAACTTCATGTTGCTTCTCCTTATAGGTTGAAAATGGGAGGTGGCGGTATTAGCCGCCACCTTTCTTCTGGTATCAATCTCTAAGGAATTGCTTCTTAGAAGTTTCTTTATCGTTGATATCAATCTTCTTGGCCTTCTTCTCTTCAGGAATGAAGCGTTCAAGCCAAATCTTGAGCATACCATTGATTAGGTCGGCATTCTTGACCTCAACGGTGTCAGCAAGAGTGAACTTACGGGTAAAGGCCCGATCAGCGATACCCTTGAAGACAAACTCTTCACCATCGGTATCGGTTGATGTTGAACCCTTGATTGTAAGGACACCTTCCTGTAGTTCAAGTTCCAAGTCTTGCTTACCGAAACCAGCGACGGCCATTTCGATAACATACTTGTTATCCTCAACCTTACGGATATTGTAAGGAGGATAAGTTGGAATCTTGGGAAGACCATCAGCAAGCTCGTTCAGACGCTTGAAGATTGAGTCAAATCCAACAGTAGACTTGGCGAAGTTAGGAAAAGTATTTGGATCGAAGAAAGGTAGGTTAGTTAGTGTCATGTGTAACTCCTTGTTAAGCGAGTGTTGATGTTAAAGTTCCTCCATTAGGCAGGAACTTATCGGTGTCGGGTACGCTAATACCTTATCCCGACGGTGGTATTTATAACAAATCCGGTCAGAAATGTCAAGTAGATTTTACGCCAGTTGAGCCCATTCCGCCATTACGATCAGTCTTGGTTGCTGGTTTATCACTTGTTTCTTCCAGAACATACTGTTCAACCTTAACCAATTCACCCTGTGCTATACGATCACCATTATTAATGCTGATTGGATTATCTGAAATGTTTGTCATTAGAACAAATAGTTCTTCTACATAATCAGAATCAATAATACCTTCAGCATTGACTAATACAAGGCCTTGCTTGAGGGACAGACCAGAGCGGGCATGGACACGCACGGAATAACCTTCTGGAATATCCAAAATAAGCCCAGTTGGCACCATCATTCGATCACCAGGCATGATGACAAACCCTCTTGTGTCCCGGAAATATCTGGTGATTGGTGCGTTCTGGCCACTAAAGCCTTTATACTCAGACTTGCCAGCAGAAGAAAAGCAAATGTCAAAACAGGCCGACTGCTTTGTAGCAAAGATAGGTGAATATGTTTCAGGATGTGTCTTATAAAACTTCAAGGTTTCCATTATATAACTCCATTATATATCAACTTTCCATTCTTTTACATCGCTATCACCGTCTCTTGTGACAGTGAAACAGCGGCCGTCTCCCATCAGCACGTCAATAGATTTATTTTCATCAAGAGATTGACTCCAATAAAACCCACCGCTAGTTTGAATAATACAGTATGGGCAACCTACAGTAGGATTATATACAGATACCAATATAGCATCACCAAGATTATCACCACGATCAGTAACTTGTTGGCAGCGTGAATAAACATCCATACTAACCCAACTGGTTATGCCATTGACGATATCTTGTATCCAATCCAGACTAATATCAACATCATTATTTCCGGTAAGTTCTGGGAAATTAGTTACATTTGTATCTTTGTCGATTACAAATGAAGATTTGGTTTGAGGATTTGGTGTGGCCATATGGATACTATAAAATAGATTATTGTCTATAATATCCTGACCATTTCTAATAACAAGCCTGGAATCTTTCCTAAACCAAGCGGTATATCTATCAATAAATCTTTCTAACCACATAGGTAAATTTCTCATATTATAACTCCTCGGATTAAGTTTTTTTACCAATACTATACTTAGTCACCAGGGTCCATTCATTTTTTTCTTTATATGGTAAAACTTTAATTTGACTTAGAGGCGCTACGGGATCGGCACTTTTCTTTTCATCGGCCAATTTAACCAGACCCCATTCATCAAGTAGATTGGCTATTGTATTTAATCTGGCCTTATCGTCAATAGAAAAATCTGATTTCTTACCATCTAACAAAAATAATTGTTTAAAATGTAGTATGTAATATTTACCTTGTTTGTGGAGTATGTGACAAGATTGATATAGTGTTTTGTCTTTTTTTGATGCTATACCGATACGGGATAGCGTCTCTTTGACTTTGAGGAAATTATCGGGTTCTGGTAGAGTTACCTCTACTAATTCGCTTAGGTTTATCATTTTTCAATCCACCCTTGTCTAATCTTTTTCTTATTTCATTAATTTGGTCATCAGACAGAACCATCAGAGCCTCTTTGGCCTTATCGTTTGAATACTTGTAGTATTCTTTAATAGCCTCCAAATCCTCAATAGTTTCTTTCTTCTGCCATTTCTGGAAGGGTCTTTTATAACCCCGTATGGTATTTAGAAGATAATGGAACTGTAGGAGACGGTCGGTGGATGGTACTCTATTCATTTCATTAGCACGGAGTATGCAATCTTGGTGAAATGACAACGCTTTATTGACAACGAAGGGGACATAATCCCCCTCGTTGCCTTC